TGCAATGTCCTTGTCTTGGTTTTCCTGCTTTAAGTACCACTTATATGCAGCGAAAAGCACACCGAGTATGGTTATAGTTGCTCCAAGCACCGCTGAGATTGTTATTATTGTGTCTAACATAGTCTACTCCTTATCGCACTCAATGCACATATTTTCCCATTTTTTATACGCATCAAAGTATATTTCTTTCTTTGCTCCGTTGTATGTGATTTCGTAATACATGCCGTCCGGCACAGCGGTGGACAGTAGTGCTTTGTTGTTACCGAGCGTCTTGCAGCTCCACACCACATATACATCTTCCGGCTTCAGTGCCGTTCTGTGTGCAGTGTCAACGCGATCGTTAAAATAATCTGCTACTGTCTCAATTGCAAGTTTAATAAATTTCTGTGTGTCCATTCTTTTCACCTCCAAATGTCTCATCAACCTCCGAGTGCCTCATCAGTCGCTTCTTTATACTCTGTTTCTTCCTCTGCCGGCTTTTCCGCTATTCTCTTGATATGTCCTCTCACCTCGTAGAACTTATACACCTTATCCTCGCTGTCAGTTTCCTCTGCATACTTTTCTACGATGTCGCAGCTGTCTGTAATCCGGCAATCGGTATACTCTTTTATGAGTTCCACTGCACCGCTCAGTTCTTCTTCCAGTCCTATTGTTTTGAGATTTTCAATCTGTCTTCCGTCTTTTTCTATAAATCCGAACACATATTCCATTTCGTCATCTCCTTTCTTGAATTTTTTCTGACTATAGCTTTTAATTCTTTCTGCAGGCCTTTGCGCACATACTTTTTCCTTATGTTATAGCTGCTCCAGTGCTTAAAGTTTCCAATATCAGATAGTGCACAGTTCGCGTGCTTTGCGAATACAGGTTTTCCTTTGGCCAGCTTCTTTTCGCACTTTGCAATATTTCTCTTTATCCGGAGCAGGTTCTTCTTCCTTAGAAGCGTGTACCCCTTCTCATACCTAAAGCCTAACGCATTTGGCTTTCTGTGCTTTGTTGCGAATATCTGCCAGTTTCCTTTGAGACTCAGGCTGTGATTCAGTAACCATTCCTCTATCTCTTCCACAAGCTTTCTCAACTTCCGCTTGTTCGAATGAAATATCGTGAAGTTGTCCATATAGCGTATGTTGTGATTTGCTTTATTCACGCTTGTCCTGATTAGATCGTCGAGCGGCTGCAGGGTAACATTGGCAAACCACTGACTTGTATAGAAGCCTATCTTAATGCCGTCCTTAATTATTCTCCACACAAGGTCGAGTATGCGGCAGTCTTTTATCAGGCATCTCATTCTGTTCATTACGACTTCCGGCTTTAGGCTTTGGTAGAAATGTCTGATATCAAGCTCTGCACAGTGTTTTGTCCCTTTCGGGTCTGTCCGCATCCACCTTTCAATGTATTGTTTGCCGTAGTGCGGACCTCTTTTCTTGATGCTTCCGCAGCAGTATTTATCCATGCCTCGCATGAACACAGGCTGCAGCACCTGTATGAGTGCGTGGTGTATGTACTGGTCAGGCCAGAGCGGCGGTTCATTTATTTCCCGCCACTTGCCGGCTGAGCGGTCATACCGCATTCTTACCTTTGTTTCGCCCGGTACGAAGCCCTGCTCAATTATGGCGCGGAGCTCTGCTATCCGGGCATCAATATCTTCTTCAACCCACACAACTATTTTGTTGGGCTTATGGTTTTTGCGCCACCTGTGGGTTCTGTTAACTTCTGCTATTGCAAGACGCAGGTTTTCGTCTGATATGAGCTTCGGGTATAGGTTGCCTGCTCTTTTCATGGGTATCTATTCTCCTTTGTCATCGCGGCGGTTCCTGCGCTCGTTTTGAGAGTACTAAGCCGCGCCCATTTCGACAATCTTCAGCAAGAGCTGCGCGGCTACTGTGTCATTTTTTTGAGAATAAAGGTTACGGGAGCCGATGTTGCTGTTCGCGTTCGAGGCCGAGTTGTTGCCATTCAAGTAGAACAAGCCATAATTCAAGTTCTGGCCGTAGTTGCCGCCGGCATACAGCAACACCTGACTGTTCGACACAGTAACCCCGTTTATGTTTTTCCCAAGGGGGAGGTTTCCCCCTTGAACCCTCTCTATGGGAGTTTTTGGAGACGGGAGCCGATGCTGCTGCCCGCGTACGAGGCCGAGCCGCTGCCACCCAAGCAGAACAAGCCATAATACAAGTACTGGCCGTAGTTGCCGCCGGCATACAGCACAGTTCCGCTACTGTTATAGTAACATCTATCCGGTATGTATGTGCTATCCGAACCTGCAACTGCTGACGGATACAGTGCATACTCAAACCCGCTCGCTGTCGGGATATTATACGCTGATATATATCCGCTTGATGTCGGTCTCGTGCCCGTAAGGGTTCCCCCGCTGCTGTCTGAGAAGCTTGCAGGCTTCTTGATGCAGTAAACGTTCGAGCCGCTGAAGTATATTCCGTCTACCCAGTCAAACACATTGCCCCACAAATCTTCGATGTATCTGTATTGACAACCTGCGCCGTAAGTCGTGCGACCTGACTGCATTGTACCTGTATGGTACGGCATCGAGTCGGAAGCGCCCACATTCTGCTTAGCTGAGTTATTTCCGCAGCCGTATCCGATTGTGGCCTGCGAGTTCCAGTTCCCGAACTCTACAAGGTATAGCATTTGGATAGTCCAGAGCATTGCATAGTCCCACTGCCAGTAAGCCGAGCCAAGATTGCTGATACCGCTTCGCGCTGTTGCTCTTGTAACATTAGTCACAGGTGAGTTGCCCGTCACAGATTTGTATGAGCTGTTGCAGTGATAACGACCTACATATACAACATCACGCTCACCGCTGCCGTCTCCCCTGTCTGCATGGGCGGGCGACACATATGAACCTGTGAATGCAGCCTCTGAAATCTGCAGCTTCATAGTCGTGCCGGACTTAGTCCACTTATAGTAGAACTTTGGAATCGATACCAGAACTCCGGCGGTTGAATCCGTCACTTTCTGCATATCCGACCAAGGGTATATGTCATCGAACGGCGAGCTATAGTTCGAGGAACCTGATACATAAGGTACCGGGTCAACGAAACCTGCAGCGGCATCTGTTCTTGAAAACTTGGTTGTTGATGTGCCGTCCCAGCTTACGCCATATATCGGAGCAGTAACTGTGACTGAGAACGTTGCCGTCTTTGTGACTCCGTTTTCAGTATATGAAACTGTAACTGTCTGAGTACCTACTGTACTAAGTGTGGTCGGAGAACCTGTATAACCTGTAACATTAGCTGTTGCTCCGGAGTTGAATGTCGCTTTTACAACCATACCGGAGAGATCCAAAGTCTCCCCCTTGACATAGCTTGTCTTTGTCGGCTGGGTAGTTATTGCGATTGAGGACAATACCCTTGTTACTGTGATTTGCTGGTTGGTGGTGTATGTCATTGGCGTACCAAGTTCACTCCACGTCCACGTTACAGTTATTTTGCTCGTGTCCTCATAAACAACTGTGCCCGCTGACGGGCTGAAAGTGCATTCAGATGTAACGTCTGCTTCTGTTCCGTCAGAATAGGAAGCCTTAACCACCATGCCTGAGATGTTTATGCTTTCTCCGGCTTTATATGATGTTTTTGTCGGAGGCGTGGTAATTGCTATCCCTGTCGGAAACTTACTTATTCCTCCACCTCGTCTTACAATAAAACAATCTCCCATACTATCTCACCACCTTTACCTGTATAGTCAATGAAGTTTCGGTTTTTTCTTTTGCATAGAATGTTAATGTGTTCGCCGAAGCCACCGCCTTAAACACATTCGCCCACGCTGTCTGCTCGTCCTCGTAGTTTGAGGTAGAGACTACGAGGTCTAAAATAGGCGTATCAGCGGCAAGTATGCCTGACACAGTTACAGTCTGTGTATACGGAGCAGCCGAGCCAGACCATGTCGTGCTTAAAGTTATGGTTTTAAGCAGCGTCTTTGCAAAATTGCTCTCTACCCATTCCTCGCTTGCAAGCCCTGTTATGCTTGGTATGCTTGGCTTGTCGCTTAGGTCGTTATAGCTCCCAGAAGTAGCAACAGCAGCCAAATCAGCAGTATTAGCTTTACCGCTAATGTCTTGATGTGTAGTAAGGTAGCCTTTGTTTTCCACCCAAGTTTGAGTCGCATAGTCTGTTAATGATTGATGCTGCGTCAGATAACCTTTGTCATTTTCTAATTCGCTCACCTTAGTGGGTACTGTTATGGCGTCTATCAGAGCTTTAAGCGCTACCCCCTGCGCCGCTGATAATGGCTTGTTGCTTACATTTGTAGTCAGGTTATTTATAATATCGGATACGCTAACCTTGCCGGTTGTTATGCTCTCTATCAGTGTCCTGTTAGCCTTAATATATGCTACAACCTCTGACATCTGATCGAGTGTGGTATCGTCACTGTCTGCCAAAGCGTTAAGCCTGTTAGTTAAACCTGTTATAAGCTCCCTTATATCGTTGTGCGCTTCTGTAGCTGTGTTGTGCGCTGACACTTTGCTGTCTACAGAAGTACCGGTGGCATATCCGCTGTCATTTGTCAGCTGCGACACTTTTGTCGGAAGCTCCGTTTTCTTGGCGTATTCCGTCAATGACTGGTGCTCTGTGAGATACCCTGCATCGTTCTCCAGCTCAGAAACCTTTGTCAGCTTTGTCAGGCTGTTAAGTTTCGCAAGCAGTGCTGCCGTAAAGTTGTTGTCAGTATGCACATAATTTGCATCTACCGCGAAATTGCTGTCATTTGTCAGCTCACTCGTTTTTGTCGGAACCCCTACAAAGCTTGATATGTCTTTCGCAAGCATTTCAACTTGCTCTGTTGTCAGGTCGTCATAGGTAAGCGGGTCACCCTTATCGCCTTTTGCACCTTTGGGAACTACGAAGTCATACTTTGTGCCGTCAGAAAGATTGACTGTATAGACCTTGTCGCCGTTTGTGTTTTCTTCCTTGTAAACAACATTGCTTATACCGACGCCTGTTTCCCCTGTTTCTCCGGTATCGCCCGTATCACCCTTGTCGCCTTTATCGCCTTTGTCGCCTTCAGGGATAGTGAAGTTTAATTTTGCGTTTTCGGCAGTTCCGACATTTTCAACGGCTGCCGCGCTTCCTGCTGCGCCTGTTGTTACGGTGCCTATTTCTATTGTTCCTGCCTCGCCTTGGATTCCCTGCTCGCCTTGTGCGCCTCTGTTGGCTGTAAATGTATATGTCGTATTGTCTGTGAGGGTTACAAGGTATGTGTTGTTTCCGGCCGAATCGGTGCCTTCAAGCGTTATCGATGCAATCCCGACACCTGTATCACCCTTATTGCCCTTATCGCCTTTAGGTGCAGTAAAGTTGTATGTCGTGCCGTCAGTCATTGTAATAGTGTAAACATTATCTCCCGCGGAGCTGACTTCTTTGAAAGTAATCTTATCAATACCAACTCCGGTTTCGCCGGTATCACCTTTGTCACCTTTAACTTTCAACCCCTCTATTTGTTCTGCGGTAAAATCGTCATAGATAAACGGATCGCCCTTGTCACCTTTCGCGCCTTTGTAAGCCGTAAATTCATATGTGGAATCATCAGTCATTGTGATAGTATACACATTGTTTCCGGCAGCGTCTGTAGCTTTAAGAGCCACAGACTTGATTCCGACACCTGTATCACCCTTAGCCCCTTTGTTGGCGGTAAATTCATAGGTTGCATTATCTGTAGTTGTTATTGTGTATATGTTATTGCCATTGGCATCAGTGCCTTTAAGGGCAATAGATTTGATGCCGACACCGGTGTCGCCTTTAGCTCCCTTATTGGTGGTAAACTCATAGGCCTTTCCGTCAGTTGTCGTGATAATGTAAATATTGTTGCCACCGGAATCTTCCTCCTTAAAAGCTATCCCCGCAATCCCGACGCCTGTCTCGCCTGTCTCGCCTTTGGGTCCTCTAAGAGAGGGTTCGCCAAATTCCAGTTTTATGTAATCACTCATCTTTAATAATCACCCCACTTAGTATTTCGTCTATTTCCACATACTTTTCATCTGTTGCCTGCACCTTGAATCCGTCAGCATACAACACCCTTGCCTGTATTCTGATGTTCGTAGCGGGCAGTGCAAGTGTCTCTGCCTGAGTAATGGGAAAGTCAAACACTTCATTGTCGGAATCATATGCGACTTCGCCGCTTCCGTCAGAGCGGTACATCTTGCTGACATTATGTAATGTGAACTCTATAGCTTTAACATCTGTCATTACGACCGAGTCTAATTTTAGCGGGATATAGCCTGCATCGCCTCTGGTCATTAAGCCCATATTTTTACGCCTCCTTTCTCTTTTCTTTTAAGAATACCAAAAGAGCCGGGGGCTTTTCTAACCCTCGACTCAATTTTTTTACTCCTCGCCCCATTCTGAGAAGTCTTTAGTACTTCCGTCAGCATATTCCCATACGCTACGGCCGTTAACAGTAATCTGAGAAATCCTGCTTACAATCATGCTTCTTTCACTTGTATCAGCCGCCTGATAAGCTCCTTTGTAATAGTTGCTGAGGCTGCTTCTCACAGCGCTCATAGCCTGACTTTCGGATTTGCCCTTATCAATATATTCCTGATACCTGCTTGCTGCGTCTTCCTTTATAGATTCAAGGGCTTTGCCGGATTTTTCGGTATCATCGGAAAGCAGTGCAGCGTAGTTGCTTTTTCTGTTGACTTCATTCGGGTTGTTATACATGAAGCTGTCAAGTATAGCCTCACCATTCGGGAATGCAGTCTTGATCACAGTTTCGCCCTCTCTCACTATGTTGGCAAGCGGAACTCCGAATATCTCTGCCGAGTGCAGGAGCAGCTGCCTTATGCCGTATTCGTATGTATACTTGGCCTCAGCGCCCTGCTCATATGTGTTCTGCAGTCTTTCAATGTCCTTAAACATTGTTGTGAACGTAGCCATATCCATTCTCGTAATGTCATACCCTGAATACAGGGAATATATATCCCTTGTAAAAGGCAGCATATTAAGCGGATTTGCGTTGTCAAGCATATTAAGCGCTGTGTATTTCAGATACTTCTGCAGAGAGGTTTGGTTTTCGTCTTCATCATCATCGTCTCCGGTATACGCATCTCTTAAGTAGTCAGCAACAGCTGCAGCTGCGGATACCGCCGCAGCGTTGGCTATAAACACAGGAAGCAGCGTTGACATTCTCTTTGTCGCAGCTTTCTTTTCTCCTGCCGCCCATTCCTTTGCCGTCTTGATGGTCTCTGTACGCATCATGTTAAAAGTTACTGTAGGTTCAGCCATAAACGATGTCACCATCTTTGTGAATATCTGGTCGTTTCTCATAATCTGAGACCTTGACAGCATACTGTCCACAACCTGCGTTCTGTAGAATATGTCTCTCGCCCTTTCGTTGCACTTCTCCCAATACTCTTGTGAGCCAACCTCTATATCAGGGTTGTTAGCCTTGACTTCTTTTTTTACAGCTTTCCAGATGTATGACCATGTGAGGTCGTCAGCCTTGCCGTATGCGTTCATAAACAGCTTGTCCAGCTTGCTTTCCTGTCCAAGGATAATTTCTTTCATTGAAGGTGCAACATCGGTCTGATAGAAGCCCCAGCCTTTCCATTTGGCTATCGGGCAGTGCTCCTGCATTTCCTTAACGGCAGGCTTGCCCTGCGCGGCGATCAGATATTTCGGGTTAATCATTATCGCTGACCTTACAATGGCTGTAGGCTGCTGAATCAGCACTCGGAAATTGAAACCTATCTTAGCTTTCTTGTAGTTTGCAAGCAGCTTGTTAGGTATCGCTGTATCAGCCTTGTCTTTGCGCTTATTCGCGTTGTTAAGGTCTCGCAGAAGCGTTTCAATATAGTTAGTTGCCTTGTCCCCATAAGCTCGTCTAATCTGCTCCTTGACTGTAGTGCCGTTGTAATAAGTGCTGTCCTCGGCTCTCTGCTTGTAGTTATATATCCTTTCAAAATCGAGCAGTGCCGGAGCAAGCGCATTATACATACTCATTTCTGTTATATGTCTGGTTGCAACATCGAATATATCATCAAGCATAATAGGGTTGTTGGCTTTCGGGGTCAGAGCCTTGGTAAAGCCTGCAGTCCACAGCTTGGGCATAAGTTCTGCCTTTTCTGTGCTTCTGCTTTCAAGGAAGTCTTTACTTGACCTAATCGGGAAGTAATCGGCCTCATCAAACTTCTTGTACCCATACAGCCTCATCGAGGTTTCATTTCCCCATGCAGCGCAGTTGTCCGCCATGAACTTCTGCAGTTTGTCTGCAATGGTTTTTTCTTCTTCTGACAGACTGTCTATTATCATAAGTGCATCGGTATAGGAGATCTGTTTTCTTTTATCATCTATGATGCCCTGTGTCTTGAGCTTCTTTTTGTATCTGAGACTTACCGGCACAACGCCGCCTTTTATGATATGTTCAACCGCCTGTGGTCTTTTCACAAGGCAGTAAAGGCTCATTATCTGTGACGGCATCAGTTCTATAGTCTCTCCTGATGACAGGTTGAATTTCACAGGTCTTGCTTTTTCGTTGGACAGCCGGCTCAAAGTTTTCTTGTCTGCCACACCCTGAATATATTTCATTGCAGTGTCCACATTGCGGATATGCCTGTCGAATCCGTCAACAATCGCGCCGAATACATCTTTTGCCGTTCCGCCCATAATCTCAAAGAAGTCCACAGGCTTGACGTTGGAGCTGTTGAGGAAGTCGTCAATCATTTTACGCATTGCGCCTTTGTTCTTTTTGTCTTTAATTTTCCTTGTTTCCTCAATTATCTTGTCCCCTGCCTCGGCTCTGGTCTGTTTTATGTTGTCAGAGAATGTGCTGTTGATATTACTGATGCCATACCTTACAGCTTTAAGCAGCGCTTTTACGTCCTGCAGCTCCTCATTTGTCAGACTGTCAAGCCTCCTGCCGTCAAGTTTGTCTGCGAGCTTATCTGCAAGCTCAGTCATAAAATCATCTACAACTATGTCGCTCTCTCCGCTTTCGGCAATCTTCAGAAGCTCTTTGCTTACGTTTGCAAAATTAAGCATTCTCCTTGACAGGTGACCGTACTTTTTAGTCCATGCATCTGTCCTTGTAGTCGCGAAATCAAACCCTGCAAGCATTCTTGCTATAGCAGCCTGATAGCCCTCCGGAACATGTTTTGTATCTGTAGGTGATAAAAGCATACCTGTGAGATACTTAACATCTTTCTCGATCTGCGTTTTAATACCTCTCCTGTCAGCTCTTGCTCTGGTATCTGCCATGCGCTGTTCATACTTTGCCCTCTGTCTTGCAAGCTGTTCTTTCGTCTTGTCCCTTTGGTCTGTCAGTTTCTGATTGTTTTTTGCCCTCTGGTCTGCCATCTGCTTCTGATACTTTTCCTTGTACTGCTGCTTTATGGCGTTTATCTTCTCCCTGTTCTTTGCTTTTTCCTTGGCCACCTTGTCTGCCTGCTGCTGTTTCTTCTTGTCCGCGAAAGTAACCATTTCACTGGCCTGCGAAACTTCGTTTGCGATTTCAGCGGCAAGCATATCCGTTGCATCGGCAAGGTCAAATCCGAACTCGTTGATGTAGTCCTCACTCAGCGCCTTTGTAATTTCCGCAAGCCTTACGCCCTGCTCCGGTTCGGTAAGCTCTGCATCAAACAGCTCCGGATAGATTTCAGCCCATTCCTGCCATTTCTCATCAAGATATATTCCGTTGTCGGATGCATTCACTCCTTTATTGGAGCGTTTGTATTCGGCATAAGAGCCATAGACATATGCTACTTCCTGCTTCTGTGTTTCAGACAGCGCAACCTTGCTGCTCTTAATGTCTTCGAGAATTCCTTTTGCATAGTCGGTTATTTCTCTGTTATATGTGCTGTTCTTAATAACGTCATTAGCTATATTCCTTGCAACGTCCCAAATCTGTTCAGGATTCGCATTTTTGTCTGCCATATAGCCGTACAGGTTTGTCAGGGCGTTTACCAGCTGCTCCTTGTCTGTCTTTGACTTATATTCCGTCCGCAGCCTGTTTGCATACTTGTTAATCTCACCCTTGTCAGGAATACGTCCCTTTGACAGCCTCATCTGTTGTTTAAGGTCTGCAACAAGCCTCTTGTACTTCTTATTCTCTCTGAGCAGCTTCTCCTCACTGCGGTTTGTTTCTTTTATGGAGAATCTCCCCTCGCTCGAAACTATATCATTTTCAGAAAGTGTATTGACATCATTCAGCTGCTGTAGTAGACTGAACATAGAATCAGCGTTGGCTCCGGTATCGGGCTTTTTAGTCCGCCCGGTCTTGAAGCCAGTGCTGATTTTTTGCATCATGACTTCATGCAGATAATATCCCTGTTCTGTGATAGTATTAGTATCGTTTTTTTCTTCATGCATTCGTCTTACAATCACACCCATATAATAGTCGCTGTCGGCGATACTGACAGGTGCGGCTATTACTACTGCGTTATAGCTTCTTCCTTTCCATTCGCGCTGCACATCTATGATTTTGCCGCTTGATATAACTTCCGGAACAGCCTTGAAAGCAATCGCTTTGTTCCTGCCTATGCCATGTCCTATTGACGATTTGATACCGTTCCTGTTTAATTCCACTTCTCCGAGAATGTCGTTTTCTGCAAAGCCGCCTATTGAGCTGTAATACTCCTCAACCTGAGTTACCAGATCCACATTGCTCTTTGCAAATTCATTCCCTGCAAGATATTCCACAGGTTCCATTTCCGAGACTGCTTTCATATTGTCGAGAACATCTTTCTTTGTGATGTCGAAATGTTTTACTCCGTCCTCTTTATCCTCTTTGACAGAATATCGTATATCTGCACTCTCTGTAGGGGTTTTGTTGTCAATGTCCTTGAACTGGTTAGACCTGAATGTGACATACACATTTGACCTTATGGTGCCCACATCAGCATTGCCGTAACCGCCCTCGTCATATACATTCCTGAATATCACGCCGTCATAGTTAACCATTTCCTCGTCTCTTGCGTCTTCCACCATAGCAACTATATCCGCTGTCGATGTCCTCATCATTCCGTCTTCCTCAAATGGAGACAGCCCTGATATATCCATAAGCTCATCAAGATTATCGACTTCGATATAATCAATAGGTATTCCTGAGAATTTTTCGTTATGCGCATCGACAACAAGCGGGTTAGTTATATTCAAGTACCCCTCATATATACCCTCGTTGTTTGTATATGTTCCGGCAAGTTCTTCACTGTCGGAATAATAATTCTGATTTCTGTTAAAGACAGTAAACCCTGCTGCAGGTGTGCCATGATATACTACTGCGAGCCTGCCGTTCTCGTCTCTGGCCTTGCTATTCTTGAAGTACTCCTGCTGCTGCTCAGATAATGTATTGCCTTTGGAATCCTCTTTGACAGAGAACCTTAACTGCTTGCTCTCTGCAGCTTCATTCACCTTTGCAAGCCTGTCTTCTTCATTGCCTGTCTTGTACTCGTAAAGCTCCATGCCTGCATCAGTAATGGCAGCTCTCAGCTTTGCATTCATAATGTCCGGAGCAATGACAGCCTTTACTTCATCGAAACCTATTGCTCTCTGCGGCTTCGCTTCAAAGTATCCTGTCGGAAGCTGCTGTGCCCTGTCTCTGAGTTCAATTATCTCATCAGCTACTTTATTCATATCCACATAATCAGGTATGCCAAGTTCAGTCTTCAAAAAGTTTCTGATCCCCGCTTTTGTTTTGCGCTTGGCAACGGCCTCTGCTATACAGCTTTCAATATCCCATGCGCCAATATGCGAACTGCTTTCCAGTCTTTCTGCAAGTGCTTCGACAGCCCTTTTAATCTCATTGACATATTCGTTATAGTTTTTTTCATCTTCCAATGCCAGTCTTGAAGAATCGCTCCTTATATCATCTATTGACGTATATTCTCTTGTAGACGAACCCATAAAATTGTATTCGCCAAAGCTGGTGCCTGTCTGTGCCTCTGAGCGCATCGATTTTACAATATTGGCAAGGTTAACGTCATCGTGCAGTTGTTTGAATGTACGCCTATTTCCGCTGCTTGTAAATAAATCTTTGTTATTTCTGATGCCTCTGCCTGCTATTATTCCGTCAGAAATATCAGCAAGCCAGTTCAGATATTCTTTGTCATGCTCAACTGCCGTATAATACATAACGGTATCACGAAGCGCGGCAGTGTCCGCTATAAAAGTATCGCCTTCTTTATAGTATTGACGAATAGCATTCAGCAGATTATCAAAGTCTGCAAAACTAACTTCTTTGTAGAACTCATATTCTTTTCCGTGTTTTTCAGCATATTCTTCAGCTTTTTCCTTATGCTTTTCCCGAAAATCTTTATTGCGTATTTCTCGTATCTGCTCAACTATTTCAGGATTGTTTTTATAGTACTCGTACACTCCGTGGCTATTCGGACCATAGACAGCATCTATCTCCCCTTCAGGTAACAGTTTGGCAAATTCTCTTACCTGCTCGTTTGTATACTTTCCATTGTGTGAGAAAGGTTTTTCCTTCTGCGGCAGCTTAACGCTGCCCTCTCTGTCTTTCACGAAAGCATACTGCAATGCAGTATTGCCTCTGTACGCCTCTACAAAATTACCATTTTCCCTGTTAATCTTGTCCTCGAGATTGTTTGTGTCAAGATATAGGCCCCAACCGCTTCCCTCCAAATCACTTCCAATAATCTGCTTTATGTGATTCTGCAGTTCGCTTGCTGCCTTGTCGTCAATTTCAAAATCAATTCGCGGAAACTCAGGAGTATATGCATCACCGCTATATACTTTATTGTATTTGCTCGCCTCCGGATTGATAGTATCTTTTGAAAACAGCACCGATATATCGCCATACATATTGTGTCCCATATCGGCCTTTGTTACTGCTATTGACGGCATCGCAAAGCCACCAAGTTCAATTGTCTTTAGGAGTTCGTTTGCCCTTATGTTATGCACCGCAATAAGGTTGCCGCTTTCCTCGACAGGCTCTTTCATTGAAAATTTCTCATTGCTTTTTTTGCCCGTTTCTGATACTCTGTTATTAGAAGCAGGACTGACAGCTGACCCCTTGCTACCGTTCGCGGTAGGAACGCCAGCACCGATAGGTTCTGTTTTTTTATTGAATTCAAATTCAGAACCGTCCGGCATAAGGATTCTGTGGACATGATATCTGTTCTTGCCACCCACTTTTACCGCAGCGGCCATATATCCATCTGTTCCATTTATCATAACAGGAGCTGCTATAGTGACTGTATCAATCGCTCTGCCCTTATGTTTTTCATGGCCTTCGATTATGCGCCCCCTTTTCAGCACTTGCGGCAACGCTTTGAAAGCCGCAAACTCACCATCTGTATGCAAATACTTCAAGCTGTCCGTAACTTCGTCTTTTCTCAGGACTATAAACCCAAAACCTTGTCTTTCGATGCCGCCTTTGAATTTCTTATCGAAGTCTTTCATTATGGTTTCAGCCTTTTGCGAACGGCTAAGATGCTTTATACTTTCATACCTTACATTCGCAACAGGTTTCATATTCTTTAATTTGTCTATGTTTGTCCTTAACTGGTTTCTTATAGAGCTGCTTTCACTTTTTTTAGAATATTTTACGCCGCTTTCATTTGCTTCTGTTTCCGTCTCAGCCGCCTTATAGCTTTCCGATGCCTTATTAAGCGCATCTATGTATATCTTCCTTACAGCCTCAGCTCTTTTCTGATTCTGCTTTGCAAGCTGCCTCATATCCTTAGATACATTGGACAGGTCATTTCCTGTAAACATAGCTTTGATATTGGCAAGTATACTGTCTATTACGTCAATGAGTTTCTGCAGTACAGACTGCTGCTGTTCTGTACTATAGCCTGACTTGTCGGTAAGCCACTGTGCAAAGCTCTTGGCTCCCTTGTCATTTGAGAATATTCCTGCAAGGGCATCGGCAACAAATTCTTCCTCAGCAATAACCTCATCACCATACATCTGCTTTTTGTTTTCAAGCAGTTCCGACAATGACTTCATGCCTTTTTCCTCTGCATACCACGAAAGAACCGCATCTCTCAGTTCCTTTGCGCCCTCCTCGTTGAGAGCATAGACATAGTGCGTCAGTTCGTGTGCAAGCGCCTGTCCCAGATTGTCACTGTCAAGCGAAAGCTCCAGCGTTCCCATAGCTACATCGATTGCGCCGTTAAGCTCAACCTCTGTTCCTGCAACAACTTTCTGCAGCTTCTCTGCAATTGTAATGTCAAGACCTGTCTTTTCAGCCAGTGCCTTTGCCATGTCGTTTTGAGTTTCGGACAGCTTCTTGCTCTTGTCCTCAGCCTTGCTTTCACCTTTTTTAGTGATGTTCGTTTTGGCAGCGGCTTTCTTTTCGCTTGCCAGTCTTGCAGCCTTAACGCCCGAAAGGTACGCATCTCTTGCAGCCCCTGTTGTCAGAAAGTCTCTCCATGCGCTGTTTATCTTGTTCGCCCATGTGAAGTTAAACCTCTGAGGGTTGGTGTATGCTATTTTGCCTGCATCGTAAAATGCGGCGAAAGCGCCTGTATAGTTTCCTACAGACACAGTCCCGGTATAATCTTCTGCCAGTCTTTGTGCAGTATCCCCTGAATATCTCCTCACATTCTTTCTGAATGTCGCCACATCGGCAGGAGATGTAATCATCACAGGTGTTTCTACCACAGTCCCGTCGCTTGCCCTGAAACTGCCGCCGTTTTCGGCTGCAATTTCCGTTTCAATGTCAGCTCTCATATTCACAGCAAGATTGTATGTCGCATTGGCGGCATACTGGGTGGCCTGTCTTCTTGTGCTCTCGTTGTCCGCAGGAAGCGCATAGCCTGTTACCTTTTGGAATGCTGCCTTTGCCGCATCGTTGCCCTGAAATACTTCTGTGTCCGCATATCCGGCAGTGCCTGCCACAATTCTGCCTATAGACTGCGCATACTCGTCAGCCTGTGTTTCTTCAACGCCCTGTTTGAGCAGCGCAGCTTTGGCGGTTTCGGCTGCAGCATTTTCTCTGCCGGCTACAATGTTCTTTGCTCTTTCAGTGTCTTCTTCGTCAAAGCCCTCCTGTGCTTTTCTGAAAGTTTCGTTGTCAAGCGTCTCAGTGTATATATCGTTGTACTGTTTGGCAGCCCTGCTGTCCGCTGCAGCGTTTTTCTTGGCAAGGTCATAGAATTGCCCCGGAAGTATGTTTTCGCCTCTCTGCGATTGATTTAGGAGCTCATTCGCATAACTGTACGATTCATTTGATTCGTCAGACTTAAGAGCCTTTTCGAGTTCTGCTTCCTGCTGTTCTCTTGTCATGTTTTTGCCACGCCTATATTCTGCAGACTGACTTATGCCGCCCATGATTCCGCCTGCCGCTGCGCCGATAGCATAATCGTATGCCATATCGCTCCAGTATTCAGGGTCTCCATACTGTTTCAGTGCGTCTTCATCGTATGTAATTCTCTGTATGATAGGATTTACTGCATCAGCAATAGCTTCTTCAAGTCCTTCTTCAGTAGCTCCGATTCCTGCCTTGGCTGCACGATACAATATATCCTGTCCCTTGTCACTTTTGACAAACCTTTTGGCAGCGCCTGATATTTTCTTTGCGGTCTTCTCTGTTAGGTTATCAAGAACGCCTTTCTTGTTAACAAATTTTGAGCCGGCAGACCACAGTTTTTCCGTTGCTACTTCAACGCCCGCGTTCAGCGCGCCATAAGCTCCCTGCTGTGCAAGGTTTGCTCCGGAATAGTAAGCCTCATTGACACCCGTTCCGAAACTTCTTACCGCCATAGGAATGAGAGCCGACCTGCCGCCGGTTACTATTAAGTCAGCTCCTATCAGATACAGCTGTGAGCCCAAATCAAGCGCAAACTTTGCAGCCTCACTTTTGCCCTCTTTCAGTTCTGACTTATACCTCTCGCTTTCATTAAGCAATCTGGTACCTGTTCTTTTTTCCGGATTCTTCTCTTTTGCAAGACCTGTTACATCTCCCAGCCATTCAGCGCCTCTTACAACACCTCCAGCCCATTCAGTGTTAGCGCCGAGAACAAAGCGATCCACATCGTTAAGGTTTTCCTTTTCCCACTGCTGCAGCGGTTTTCTATCGCCACTGACAGCAGCAGCGCTCACCCGAAAGGCTTCTCTTGTATTCTTGTTACCCTCGGTCAAAGCCTTCTTGATTCCGGAAGGGGTCAGATTAAAATTGACCCCCGAAAAATATCCCTTTTTCTTTTTATTGTCGCTTTTGGCCGCATTACGCATATAGTTCTCGCTTGCCCGCTCCCGTTTGCTTTTTGAGCTGTTTGAGCTGTTTGCCCTGTTCTTTTCCCTGCCTTTTTCAGCGGCTTCCTCATCGAGCTTCTTGCGGTCATTGTTTTTGAGGTATTCCTCATATTTCTTTCTTTGTTTTTCGCCTCTTTTATAATTTTTAACAAAATCGCCCATAACGCCTCCTATTTCCAGTAATATGTGTCCTGAGTGTACTTGTTGTAGCCGCCACTGTCTCCAGTACCCTTGCCCGTTTTATTGGCTGTAGCGTATGTATGGTACAGTTCTTGGCCTTTCGCTTCCGAAACTTTCCCGTCAGCAATAAGAGTTTGAACATAATCATACAGCTTGTCATTGCTCTTATACGACTTGCAAACTTTTTTTATTGAAGCGAACTCGCTGGCATTGGCGCTTCCGCCCGAACCCTTATAAGTGGATTTGCTGCTCCCACCGCTCGAGCCACTTCCCGAGCTATAGGCTTTTTTTACTGCAAGCTTATAGTTGAGCATATCCATTTTCTTATCCCACTCGTACTGCTTCTCATCAAGGCTCTGTGCCTTTTTTTTGAGATTGAGCTTTTGCTTGTTGTAGTAATCGTTATTATATGTATCGGCAAGGCTTGACAGCATGTTGTATCTGTTGTTAAACGATGTTTCGCCCTTGTCATACTGGTCTGAATATACTCCGTGCAAAAATTCTCTGTCGGTGTTGTAGTCCGAAACCTTGTCCCTGTACTCGCTGTAATCGTTACCATACAGTGTGTTCGCCGCATTAAAGGCAGTGTTAAGCTGGTCTCCCTCAAGCTGATACTTATTCAGCGCCATACCGTAAAGCTCCGGTATCATTTCGTTTAGCTGTGTGAGATAACTGTTGTACGCCTGCTGCCCCGCATTCTGTGAATATGTACTGCCATATCCACCTGTAAGCCCTGCTGCAGCGCCCATAGTGTCAGCCATTGCCTGTTTGCCCAGCGCAGTATACTGGCTTTTATACTGCTGCCACATCGGGTCGGATGACAGGTCATAAGAAAAGCTCGGTCTGCTCATTATCTGATTGTATATGCTGTCAAGCTGTCCCTTGTATGTAGAGCTGAAATCACCCGGCTTATTATTGGTAACATGATTGTCGTAATCGGCTTTGGCAGCAGTGACATTCTTATCCTTATCCGCCTGATAGCCTGTTTTGGCCGCATAATTTATCTGTGATATAAGTTTATGTCCTACACCGCTGACATCTCTGTATTTAGTCTTGGTCGCCATTATTCCCCTCCTCAAAGTCTTTAACTGCAGCAAGGTATGCCTCAGCTTCGCTTGCTCTCTGGATCATCGCCTGTCTGCTTACCTCGGCAAAAACATCTTTTATGGCTGCTTCTATTAACACCGGTGCCAGTCCGCTGTTGTTGATTGCATTTACAACTGCTCCTTTCAGTTCGTCCATAACCAGTGTAATTGGCTTAGCCGGCATAGTTTTTTTAGCCTCTCCTCTACACGTTTTCACTTTCACCACCTCCATTTTCTAAAGTGTTAACACGCTCCAATAAACCATCTATATCTTTCTTCTGTTCCTGAATGAGTTTGAGCATTGCAGGGACAAGCCAGTATGAATCCCAGTTCTGTACCTGTTCGCCGCTCATCTTAACCGCAATAGGATATTTCTCATAAACATCTTCTGCAATAAAACCTATACATTCGCGATCGTACCTGTAGTCATTTTCGTCTGACAGGTAATCTGTGTTGTATTTGAACTGCACAACATCAATATCGTACAGGTGCGCAGGGTTAAGTTCTTCGCATATCTGCGTAGTAATCGAGTTCTTGAACCGCCTTGATGAACCTGTGGACTGTCGTATTTCCTTATATGTCGGGCCCAAATACAAATCTGCCGAATTGGAGCCTGTCCCCGGACTGGTTAGATAAATCTTGCTGAATGTTGGGCTGTCGCCGCCTCTATAGAAAGCAGCTATATCTGATTGGGTTGCATAGTTGGCCATATCCGACAAGGTCATTACGCTGCTTCCGTTAACCCTGCATACACCGCTCACATACAATCCTCTTGGATAACCCGACGGGCTGTCATCGCCTCTTACTGCACAAGTCCAGCCCTCCCAGCTTGTAACGCTTACGCCACCCGGAACAAGGAATATATCTTCAGGAGCATATATATTTATATCTTCATACGCCCCATTGTTGAACTCCACCGGAGTTCCTATCTGCAGATTGCCGTAGCTGTTAACTCCGAACATGAGATATGACGAATTGTTCCACCAAGAATTACCCTCAATGTGATAGATGCTGCCGCCAAGCCTTAAATCGCCTGTTTCGATGGCGTTTTGCGTGATGTAGGTTATTGTGCCGGCGCTTGGTATATCATCAGTCGTAGCAAGGTTTGTAGGCTTACCGCTTACATTGCCCCAGCTGATATATGCGTTATCGCCCATTGTGACATTATCACCAACGGTTAACCCTGTTACAGTTGCATTCGTGCAGTCAAGAGATGTGCATTTCACCTTTCCTGTTATGTCTGCATTTTCAGCTTTCATGTTACCCAAAAGGTCTACAGTGAATTTATTATTAATGTTCAGGGTGCCGCCTGTTATGTTTGCAGCAGGCATGTATAATGCTCCGTTGTTTATGTATGCAACCTTGTTTGAGTTCTGCCAGAACGCAATCTCATCAGCTGTATATGTCGCAAGCAGGTTGCTCCTGTCAAGCACTGTATGTCCGTTTGCATCAACCTTTGTTGCAAGTTCTCCGACACCAACGCCGTACACAGGCAGCGAATTGTCATCATAGTACAAAAGACCTGTCTTTATGAAGTTGTGCGAATTAACCGTTATGTCTCCGAAATCGCCTGTAATTCCTGATGTGTAACCATAAAGCTGCGTTATCCCTACAGGCGTTCCCTCTATATCCACAGTCGCTTTCTCGAAGTATTCGCCGAAATCTGACTTTGCAACATACTCTCCTGCCATAGACAGCCTTATCTTCTCGCTGTTCTCAACAGTATAGTCCGCCGTCTTTATGATTAAAGACCTCATAGCAGAATAGCTTGCAAGTATATCCGCCTTCTCTTTTGCGCTTGCTTCCTTGTCGCTTAGCACAGACAGTGCTTTGGCTGTGTCACTCCATATAGCCTCGGCTGTAGTATTGGCAAAATTCAGATTGATTTTTTCTGTCAGCTGATGCAGGTACGAGTTCACCTGCCCCAAGTCTGTAAATGTATTCGGATATTCAGCTTTAATCATCTGATATCACTCCCTATCTCAAGCACTTTGGCAATGGAGTATAGCGTCATGCCTCCCTCACCCTCAATCTTTATCTTCATGTGATCGCATCTCTTTGGCGGAATAGGCAGCGTAAATGTCTTAATACCTTTGCCGGTCATTCTGCCTTTGAGCTGCCACACGCCGTCAGAATCGTACTGGATATATACCTTGGCGGTAGCGTACGTTTCGAGGTTGATTCGGATATTGAATCTGCTGATATACTTGCTGTCCGGATATGAATACCCTATAACCCCTGTCTCTGCAAACCATTCAAAATCGTTCTCCAAAGTTCCCTGCTGCCCTGTGACGCTCATAAGGACTTTGGTATCAGCATCTATGTAATATAAATCCTGATCCTTTCTTGCAAAGCCGGACGCCTTAATTCCGTCTTCCTTGCTCCATATGCCTTTGCCTGTGTCAAATACGAACATCTCATACTTGCCCGAAGCGTTCTTCATAGTCATATAAAGCTTGTCTCCGAGAGTCCCACCCACCGCATCAGAATACATTAGACCGCCAAACGCCTCACTTATCGACTGAGGGAGTGAACCGTCATACGCGCATATATCTATAGGCGACTTGTAATAGACCACCTCGTTAACGATTGTCAGAGACTTTGCGCTGCCTTTCTGCACGCCTCTCAGCTGCGTTTCCACAATCTGATGTGCGCCTGTATTAGACGGATATACCTTGTGTACGCAGTTTTCCTTAAAGAACAGGGGATAGCCCATATGCGTAATAGCTCCAGTCCACACGCCATCAGAGCCCACAGAAGCAGCATAGCTGTCTGTTGATACTCCCTGATAGCACTCCCAGTTCTTGAAGTCGCCCAGTTTGCAGCAGTAGATTTCATTTATCGCCTTGCCATCAACAACTCCGTACTTGCAGCCCCACAATCTGTTGCCCGCTTCCGTTATGTAGTCCATAGCCGGAACTTTGCGCTTGACTGTTACTTCTCCTGCATTCGTGGTCGTCTGTGTGAAAGTCTGGTCAAGCAGCCCTATCACAACGATATAGTTGTCGCCCTTGTCAAACAGCACCTTTGAGCCGTTAAGTTCTTCCATCTGTTTTTTAAGCGTGTCCGATACGCTGTCTGCCGCCTCACAGCCTGCTATATTAACTCCGTCTCCTGTCTCAAAACCCTGTCCTATGCCGTTGGCGCTTATCTTGGTATAAACAGTGGCAACCTGTGACCACATAGATGCGCTGTCTGCATATATCTTGAGTATGTGCGTGCTGCCTGATGTATCAAGCCATACATCGCCGTTCTCAGGATTTTCCGGTGCAGTCTTTCCTGTTGTCTTCACAGTATAGGCTTCCCCGTCAGAAGCACAGATTGAAAATGTTACAGCAGCGCCCGCTGCATTACTCCACGAGTTTTCAAGATACCCGTACTCCGTCAAGTCCTCGGTGTTTATATAAAACTTGTCAGGCCATATAACAAGATATGCTCCCATGCCTATCATTGTCTTGTCTGTGTCGGTCAGGGTAACTCCTGCTATTTTCTGATTGTTATAATAAAGGTCTGTCCCGTCAACCCACGCAAGAGCGTCTTTGGCGATAATGCCATGCGGCTTTGTCATCTGGAACACGCTGCCTCGTTTTTTCCTTGTCACAAGCAGAGGATATGCATCAGATGAAAGATTCTTCATGTCGTAAAACTGCCCGTCCTGTATTCTGAGATTATGGTTATATCCCATAAATTCTTCACAGTACATTCTCTGCGTTGTCACTTCACTTAACTGTGGAAACAGCATATACCTCACCTCCTACCATAGCTGTACCTTTTCAGTAATCGGCATATTATGCCTTATATACCAGTTGCAATACTCCTGCCATTTGCTCTGAAACAGCGTCAGCGCGTTGTTATACCTTGCAGCTTCGCCGTTGGTTTTGGCTATCTGCGCTTCTAAGTACCACCTGTAAATGTCAGAGAACATATCCGGCGCAAGCAAGTGTGTACTGTCGTAATGTTCAAGATCATATTCGCCTACCGATATTTTGTCGTAGCCCTCACAGGAGGATATGACTTCGTCATACAGCTGCAGGTCAAGATGTTTGAGCCACTTAATTTTGTCAATAGTTTCGTATGCGTTCGGAGTTAATTTATCGACCATATCTATTATGTCTTTGATTATCACTTTCTCTCCTCCTAATAAACAAGGGAGCACAAATCATGCTCCCTTAAATTGCTCGTCCGAGCATTAGTCATTTGCATCAGCCTTGTTCTCGATGTAAATATCAGCTTTGTCTGTAAGTCTGATTGATTCCCTGTAAACCTCTGCGACAGGTCTTGGCACTTCAACCTCTGTGCCTTTCTGAATCTGATAGTGTTTACCGTTCAGAGTAATCAGCACAAAGTTTTCTTCGCCTTTCCTGCCGCGAGGAATAAATATCCTCTCTTTGATTTTCATAGGATCTAACGACTTCTTATCTGCCATAACTTATACCTCCTCTAATTAGTTTGCCTCCGTAACCTCGTCTGAGTATTCGGAGCAGGTCTCAACTCTCAGGATATATTCCTCGATAAGTCTCTTGCAGGTAAACAGTGATTTCCAGCCGATAGTGGACCTCTGATTGAGTGGGTCTGCTGTTCCGGCTGAGCCTTTGCCTTTAACAATAACTTCTGTTCCGCCGCCCTCAATGTCAATTGTCGCATATGCATCTTTGCCGAGGAAAATGCTTGCATATACAGCAAGGTTGTCTTTTCCTGCATCGCCTGCTGCAATCTTGTCATTGGCAGTTAATGCTGCGTGAGGCTGTTTAACAGTAAGTTTTGCTGTTCCTGCCGCTCCTGCGGTAACGCCTGTTACAATATACTTTGCATCACCGATAACAACTTCAACCGGAAGCGTTGCCGATGCCGCTGCTATTCTGTCTGTTGCCAAGATTGCCTCGTTAACTGTAACTTCTGATGTGCCTGTACCCGTAGATGCAGCTACTGTTGTCTTAACTGTAAGAGTTTCGGCTGCCTCAGTTAACGGCTTGCCTTTGAATACTGCAGCTTCTGTTGATTCCACGAATCTGCAGCCATGGAACTTACCAAGCTCACCCTCGAAAATCTGAGTCGAGCCTGCATACTTGGCAGCATCAACCCATTCGGAATCACCCGAAATGTCATAACCTACATGCGGGTGTATGATTGCCACATATGTGCCGTTAATCTTAGGCGCATTAACTGCTTTAAGGTCTGTTACAGCCTTTCTTACAAGCTTGCCTGTCATAAGGCAGCTCTTGTCAAGCTGGCATCTTGATACAACTGCTGTCTCTGCTCCGTCTGATACTTTAGGTGCATATCTAACCTGTGTGCCTGCCACAAGCTCATTTCTTGCCACAGTATCAAGCGTAAGTCCTGCGTTGTCGCCATGTTTTTCTGTAACTTCTACGATTACCGGATCCACTGCGGTCAGTTCGAGTATATCCGATATAGCAGTGTAGTCGCCGTACTGGTTAACTTCTGCCTCTATGTAGGATACATTGAGAGTGTTGCCGTCAGGTGTCACGCCTTCTGTTAAAGGCTGCAGCGCCTTCTTAAAGTTTGACCATTTTCTCCATTCAACCTTTTTGCCGTTTCCTTTCGGGATAGGTCTTTTAACGCCAAACTGCGCGTGTACCAGATTAGGCTTTGCCGTTTTGATTAGCGAAGTTTTATAAAAGGTTTTCATTTCAGGCGACAGGTCATTGCCTACTGCATTAAGCAGTGTTGTCTGAGTGTTTATTTCTGCGAATCTCTGCAGATTCATTGTGTGTAATGTCTTCATACATTCCTCCTATTCATTAGCCAGGAGAAAATCAAAATGTTATCTTCTCTCCTGCCAATGCTCTTCTTTTGATTTCTTCATACTGCTCTGCTGTCAGTTTTGAAGGGTCTAATGTTCCTGCTGCGGAAGGAGTACCGCCTTTGCCCTCGGCAGGTCTTGTTCCGGACGCAACCGCCTTGGTCGTGTCCTGAATAGCTCTGCTTGCGGCAAACTGCATTGCTGTTCTTTCAAGTTCCTGCTGATGAACAACTTTGTATGCAGTCTGCACGTCTACGCAACCTGTACGAATCAGCCTCTCGAAATCAGGGTTATCCATTTCCGCTTCAAAATCGAAGTCAGGGAAAATCTGTTTTGCCTGTTCAATATCTGCAGCAAGCTTTTCCATGCTTTCTGCCCTTGCCGCTTCATATTCGGCTGCCGCTCTCTGCCTTTCGAGCAAATTATTCTGGAATTCAAGTTTCTTTGTCTGCCTCAGTACGTTCTCATCGACTCCAAGCGTTAAAGCTTCCTCTCTGATGTAGTTCTCGTCCTCTACCAGCTTGCCTGCAAGCTCTGTAAAGTCAATGTCATCAAAGTTTGTAACATCAACTCCGTACCGGTCACCCAGCACTTCAAGCAGAGGATTCATTTTCTCGTACTTTTTGGTTTCGTTTTTGAAGCGCCTCTTAATGGCAGTTTCAACTTCTTTCCCGAACTCGTCCTTATATTCGCCCTTGATTAATTCCTTAAAGGATTTCTTAGGCGGTTCGTTGTTTGTTGACGGTTCAGCTGCCTGCTGTCCGTCTGTGCCTGCAGCGACCTGGCCGTTATCAGCTGCTCCTACACCTGCCGCACCCTCAGCGCCTCCTGCAGCGGATCCTGCTGCTTCGCCGCCTTCTGCAAATCTCTGTAGGTTTAATAAATGCTTTTTCATTTTTTCCTCCTGTGTTATAGTCACGACACTTTTGTTATATATCTATATATATCACAAACGACACACAAATTTCTAACCCTCCACTCTCATTGAAATTTCAACGTTTTGCGGATAGGCCTCTGCGATTGTCTCAAAACCTTGGCAAAAATAGTCCACAATCCTGTCTGTCTCTGCATCTCTCTTAACCGAAATCTCCCCGGCTGCGTCATCGAGGTGTACCTCCACTCCGGACGAAGCAAGGGCTAAATGCAGGGTATAAAACAGAGTACTCACAGAAGCACAGATTATATCGTACCCTGCTCTTGCATACCCTGCGTGCCCGGTTATCTTAATTACAATCGATTCAGGAGAAACAGTTTTGGCAATTTTAATCAAAGCTTTTTACCTCGGCTGCGTTGTCGCTTGTGCTTCTGCCCTCGCTTTTCGTACAGTCCCATGCTCCTGCTTCTGTACGTTACCTAAGCCGTCTGTCGATATGTTTGCCGAACTTCCGCCCGGAGCACTTTGCGTTGCAGGAAGCTGTATGCCCTGCATTGCCGCAAGCTGCTGAGCCATCGGGTCACCATACCTTAAAGCCATTTGAAGTGCAATCTGCTGTAGTTGCTGTACCATTTGCAGCAGCGTACCGTTTTGCTGTATTTTCTGCATCACATCATTCTTGCCCTTAAACTCCATCACATCAAGTGCAGCAAGCGCCTGGTCTGCCATTTGTGGATTGAAGAACCCTTGACCATACAGCTGCAGCGCAAACTCGTTATATGCTGTCTTGTTGTACGGGCTTTCTTTCTGTGCGTTGACTTCCACATCGAACACCGGGAGCCTGTACATTTCCGTGCCGTCAGGATACGTGGTATCCAGCTGCTGTTTTACAAGCATCTGATTGGAATAGGTTATGTACTGCTCCTCGCCCTGCCTGCCTGTTATTCTGAACTGCCTCGGCAGACTGTAGAACTGCCTTATCAGCTCGATGACCATTATGTATATGTCACGCATACACCTGTACGAGCTCTTAATCATGTCTCTTGACTGCTTACCCGACTGCTCCTGCATTGCAGCAATCGCGCTGGCAGCCGTTACACCCGATACAGAGCCGCCGTTGTTAACATCTCTGTTATGTGATGTTTCTTTCAGCTCGTTTATCTTGCTGTCAAGGACGTTCAGTACGTAGCTTGGCAGCGGTTTGTACGCAATAGGCACCGCTGTGGTTTCGTCTATAGCGCCCTGAACATGCACTATTGTCTTTGTAAAGTCAACAAACTCTTTCTCGTTAATCTGTCCGTCCTCTCTGAAGAAGTATCTCGGTCTTGCAGCTATCACGCTGTTTTCAAGTACTGCCTGATCCAGCCTGTCTATATACTCCTGCGGGCTTCTGCATACATCAACGAATGAAAAGCCTGCCGGAGTTCCCTCGCAAGGGAAGCACGCGTCAAACACAAACGGATACATTCCATGTTCATACCAGCCTGTTTCTGCAACACTTAAACCTGCAGCAACTTCCACAAGCTCACCCGTTTCAGGGTCTGCAGCAAGCTTTGTCGGAATGTCTGTATCGTTTTCGGAAGCGTACAAAACCATATCGTCAACATACTTGCAGTAGTGCAGCACTTTCTTTCCGCCGGCCATTTTCTTGTAGTACACATCTACCACTTGGCTCATATTGCTCGTATCTACAGTGTCATCGTACATATATTTCTTTACAAGTTCCTCGTGCTTGCCCAGCTTGTCGCCTACCTGCGGATACATTGCCTTTATCTCCTCGTTGTCCATAAGCTTCACATGGAAGAAAAACGGCGAATCCTGTATATCATCAATGCCCGGCTTCCAGTACAGCGACAGAATATCTATTGCCTGCACCGACACATCGCCCAGTCCATTAAGTTTTGTACTGTCCCAGAACACGCCATATACGCCTGTGCCGCCCTTTAACTTCTTGTACCACGCCCTGTCGTATGCTTTCTCAAACTCCGCCTGTTCAAGCACTACAGGTACTATGCTTGACAGCCTTGCAGCTTCCTCTCTGTCATCTGATTCCCTTGGCAGTATGTTAGGCTCCGGGAATGAATCCATTGCGTCTGCGTGCTTAGATGTTATGCAGTTGAACAGCCATGCAGATGCCGGCTCTGCAGCTTTGTTGCTTCTGTCTGCAGCTGTCTCCATCTGTCTCCACTGCCTTAAGCGGAACCATTCCTCATTGGCAACAATCTTGTTGTCAAGGTTCGCCTTGCCCTCTCTGTACTTTTGCAGTATCTCGCCGAACTTCTTGACCTGCTCCTCTCCTATAGCTTCCTGCATCAGCTTGGCAGCCTCCGGTTGCCCCTCAGGCTGCTTTGCCGGCTTTTCTTCAGGCATTATACCTTTTGCTTTTCCTTTGTTCTTTGCGGCCATTTAATACCTCCTAAACATTTGTTTGTTCTGCTCCTTATATAAGTCAAGCGGGTCAAACTCCGGCTTAACCTCTTTGATTTTCGCGCGCGGCTTTATCTGGTGCTCCATAAGGAAATACCTTGCCTCGTCAGCCACATGGTCTTCAAGTGATGTATCGAGGTCTTCCACATGGGTTTCGGAATATATCTGCAGCGGTATTGTCCTGATAAAAGCCTTGCAGGTGTTGAATATATACATCATCGGATAACCCTCTGCGTCAAAAGCGAATCTATAGTGCATCTGCATCCAGCCGGGTATCCTCTGGTTGTCGCCTTTTGAGAAATATATCTTGTTGTCCGTTGCGAACCTGTATACGCTCTTACCTCTTGATTCGTCCCATATAGACGGGTCTGCAACGCCTATTATCTGCTGCCCTTTGAGGTACGGGTGTTCCCGCTCTATCCGCGCTATTTCTGCAAACTGTTTGTTCGGGTCCCACTTCACGCCCTCGTTAGGCTCTTTCGTGCAACCATACAGTTCTGCAATCCTATACACAACTCCGTCTCTGTCTACTCCCCACCAGCCGCAGGAAAACGGCTTGGCATATCCGAAGTCATACGACCTGTATATCTTCATCGCCCTGACCGCATCAAGCGGCAGCGGATTGATTACATGAGTCCATTGTCTGTCATCATAGTGTTCCGGATTGTCTATGAAGTCCTCAAAGAACTGTCCCTCGAATATATCCCATGAGCCATACAGCCACGCTTCTCTTAGCTTTGACGGCAGGTTCTCAAGTGTTGCCACATAGTCCGGATCCGATTCCATAAGTGCCTTATTGTCAGTAACGAGGCTCTGAATGAAAGTGTAGTCTTCCGGTCTCTCGTTGCCCTCATACTTCTTATCAACAAACAGTCTCTTGATATATCCATGGCTCCTGCCTCCGGGGTTGCAGGTGTAATATATGCGTTTCGGGAACTCATTGACACCTCTGCAGCAGGCTGTGATTTTCTTTATCCATGACTCATCAAGCTGTGTTGCCTCATCAAGGAATATCACATCATACTCTGCACCCTGGTACTGGTCAAGGTCGCCGTCATTGTTGCAGTAGCCGAATATAATCATCGAGCCGTTAAGGAACGTAAAAACCTTGTCCGTCTTATTGTATGTCGCAATCCCTTTGAGGGTTGCCCGTAAGGGTTCTATGTGGTTGTTCCACAGCTCCTTGTACGTCCGTCTGACAATCAGTATCTTTATCCCTTTGTAATTGAGTGCCAGCAGTGTTGCCTTTGCTCTTATGCCCCAGCTCTTACCTCCGCCTCTTGCGCCGCCAAAAGCTATGTGCTTTGTGTCTGCGGCAAGGAACAGCTTCTGCTTGTCATTAGGTTCAGGAATGTTAACTGTTATCACTTAGACCACTCGCTTTCGTACCCCTCTATAACAACGTGAATGTCTCTATCCGTCTGCTCGTCCCTGTTTGCTTTTTTCTTTTCAAGTTCAAGGCGCTCTGCAGCAATCTCTCTTGCCTGTCTCTCTCCTGCTGTAGGAATGTCGTATATATCTCTCATCACTGCAGCAAGGTCTTTGATTGCGCCCGTCAGGTCTTTTATTGCTCTGGTGTCCACTTTGTCAAAGACCTTTTCGACATTCTCAATCGACATGCTGCCGTCTTCATCGATATACTTGTCCAAAACGATATGCCGGTTGAACTGCTGCGTGTCCTTAAAGACTTTGTCAATCACGTCTGCCATTGAGCTTGCTGCAGTCTGAAGCTTGGCCAGTTTGTTGACTTCTTCCTTCTGCTGCCTGGCAACTGCTTTTGCGACTAAATCTCTCGCATATTTCTTTTTGGCAGGATACCAGCCTTCTGCAACAGCTTTCTTGGTTATCACGCCCTCGTGTATTCCGTACTTTTCTGCAAGCTTCCTGTATGATGAATCGCTGTTTGTGATGTATTCAGTTTTTATCTCTTTCCAATCTATACTCCAGCTTTTATTGCTTGCCATATCACCTTTTCAACTCCTTTGCGTATATATTACAACTTTCGATATGACGATTTCTAACCCTCGACTCAAAATATATTTACGCATAGGAAAAAGCAGGTCTTAACCTAAAAACCTGCTCCTTGAACTTCTCTTAATTATTAATATACCTGCTTTATTAATATATATAATAGCATAGAGAAGTATAATAATATTATATATATAATTATATATAGGCAAAGGCTACTTCCACACAAGCTCTACTGTAACATCAATTCCTGTAAGCTCCTCTGCCCACTTCACAATATCTTTAACAGTGCTGCTCTGTCTTGGATTGAATACCTCATTCACCAGCGCAACATATCCTTCGAGCCATCTGCTCATTCTTTTCTTACCGAACCCGGCAAGCTCATTTAATGCTATAATCATACAGCTCATCACAAGCCTGTCCGCGTCCAGTATGTATGCATTGCCTGCCTTTATCGGCAGCTTGAATAAGTTCTCATCAACAAGCGGCTGCGCATTTCTCATAACCTCTGCAGGCGTTACGCCTCTGCCTGTGAGCTTTGCTTTTCTCACGCTGGTCTCGTGGAACTTAACCATCGTGTTCCAGTACGCGTTGATAATGTCGCTGCATCTCTTGGCTCCCCAGCCGTATTCGGCGTGCATATGGATAAACGTCTCCGCCAGCACCATGTATGATGCAGCCATTATCTTTCTCTGCTGGCTTTCGTCAGGAACATACTCCTTTTTCTTTTTAACCTTTACTCTTTGCATTGCTCCTCAGTCCTCTTTTCTTTGGCTCGTACTTATCACAATCCGCATCAGCCTTGCAGCCTCTGAGATGCCCTGTCATGCCTAAGTAGTCACATATTGCAAATACGCCGGGCTTGGCAGAGTATTTACACTTCGCGCATTTTTTATCCATTATCCTGTCTCCTTTCGATAAATAATCTTTTTGAATGTATCATTGTCCAAATATATGTCTATTTCCTATCAGATTTCATTTCTCAGCGACTTTTTGCCCTTTGTCGATATATTTATCGTTTTGGAATAAAAATCGCTTAAAACGGCAATTATACCTCCACAATCCTTATCCCGTACAGCTGCAGCATAAGCTTTCTCTTGATGCTGTACAAAGACCATGCTGCGCCGCTGTTCTTGTAGCCCTTTACGTCCTCGACAACCGTTTTGCCGTTTTCGCTGTACCGGAAGTCTGCAATGTAGCAGCACTTTCTCTCAATGCATTTGCCTTTTTTGTACTCACCCTTACGCTCGTCGTACACCATCTCGAACTGTGCCGGGATAAGCTCGTACTCAACCTGCCTTTCCAGATTGCTTATCTCGCCCGCTTTCTCCAGTAGCCTGAGTTCGCAGTAACGCCTGTACTCCTTCTTGCTGTCGAAAGCCTCCCCGTCTATGTAAATCCTCTTGGCGTTAAACTTGTTTTTTGTCATTCGTCCTCCATCGCCTTTCTCAGCATGTCTGCCATTTCGCAGTAGCTGTAGTTCTTCTTGCAGTACTCCTCGATATGAAAATCGAAATCTGCTTTTGTAAGGATCCATGCGAGGCTGCCGCCCTCGTACAGTCCCTCGCATACAATCCGCTGCCTGTTGCCGACCTTGTCCGTATACCTGAAGAACGGACAGAGTATGTCGGAATTCTTGTAGCTACCCGGCATCGCATTCTCCTTTCGAGCGTTTCTCTCTCAGCCTGTTAAAAAGCTCCTGATTGTCCTCAAGCATTTTGTGAAAATCGTCTTTCTCGTCAGCACCTTCACCACCGCCTCGCGCGCGCGCTTCTTCTCTTTCTTCTGAATTCTTAATATTATTCTTATATATATTCTTATATATTTCTTTAGAATTCTTATCTTGTGCTCTGTCAGTTGTATCGTCAGTTGTATCGTCAGTTGCTCGTGAGTTGTACTGTGAGTTGTCTGTCAGTTGTACTGTGAATTGCTCGTCAGTTGTATCGTCAGTTGCTCTGTCAGTTGTCGGCTTATCTTGATACAATGCGTAATTTTCAACAGTTACAGTTGTATATCGTCTTGTCCGTTCAGTTGTTATCATCTTGTCTTCCTCAAGCAACGTAAGAATTCTGTCTACTGTTCCTCTGCTGCACTGCCATTTCTTAGACAGTTGTACTGTGCTTGTGATAAATGCCCCTCTTTTAACAAGTACAACCTTACTGTCAATCATCGTCTTTTTATCAGCAAAATTTGCAGACATAAGTATGTCAACCCACGCCATAAGATAGAGCGGTTTTGAGAAATCCCAAAGGAAATGTTTCCTGATGCTTCTATTTAATTTTATCCAGTTTCCTTTGCCCATTTTTTATTCCTCCTAAAACGGAATGTCTGAGTCATCAATCTCCTCATATCCCTCCGGAAGCGCTGCCATATTGTCTGAGTCAGCAGCCTTTTTTTCGCCCCATTCAAGGAACTTAATCTGCTCTGCAAGCACCCCGGTTGTATATACCGTATCGCCGTTTTTATTCTTGTAGCTTCCTGTCTGAATCCTGCCTCTTACGGCAACCATTCTGCCCTTAAAAAGATATTTTTCGCAGGCCTCAGCCGTCTTTCCCAGAGCTGTAACTCTGGGGAAATCGGCTTTCTTTTCTTCATCCTTTTTAGTAGGCCTGTCTATTGCTACTGTAAAGTTGGCAACCGCCATGCCGCTTTGCGTATAACGGACTTCCGGATCTGCAGTAAGACGGCCAATCAATATCACCTGATTCATTGTCCTTCCTCCTTCACATTCTCCTCTGATACATTGCAGCCCCATATCTTCTGGCTCTCTATAGTCTTATCACACATTGCAGCCACCTGTACGAGCTCCTGTATGCCTCTCACAGCGAATTTTTTAATAGCCTCGACATTACATACTCTGACTTCTTCTTCAACGCTCTTCATGCGGATAGAGCCCCACAGATAGCCTATGCCCTCCTCGGATATGATCTCCATACACTCTGCCGCTTCTTCTGCTTCCTCAAGAATTACGGCATATGCCTCTTTCCATGAGTGAAACATCGGATATTTGCAGTTTGCCTCTGCAAGTTCCTCTGCGATCATGTTCTCAATTACTTCGTTCATTCCTGTTATTTTATCTGTCATTGTCTTTCTCTCCTTCCGTTACTTCCACCGGCATATCCGCCTTAAATCTTTCGAGCTCCTCTCTGGTAACCTTAGTCACCAGAGTAGGACAGCTGTTAATCATATCAGTAATTGCTCTTTTGCTGTATACGGTTCTGTTGCCGGACAGCATCTGCAGCAGCCTGTTTGCGTTTATAGGTCTTACTTCGTCATAGTTAAGCATCTGCCTCACCTGCCTCATTTACATCTTTTGTTTCAACTTCTGAAATAACTTCTGCCTCAGCTTCTATAGCATCTTCGTATACTGTTTCGTCCGGCACAGAGTACATATCATCTGACAGCTCGTGCTTGATCGTCTCATCTGCAGCCATGCCCTTAACAAAGTCGCTTTTCATCGGAGCGTATTTTAAGCACTGCTTGAGCACAGTCTTTTTAGCCATAGCATCAAAGTTTGACTTCCAAGGTGAGAAGCTCGAGCCAAAGCTCTGTGAGTATTTCGCAGCATGAGCCTTTATATCCTCCACAGACATAACCTCGAAACCGTAACCGCCGCTCTTTGTTCTGAACATGGCGTAATATCTTACTACCTCACCTCTGTTTGTGTCTGCCGGCACGTGTCTTAATTTTGGATCAAGACCAAACTCACACTCCCACTCATCATTCTCGTGCACTGCCTGTGTCTGTATAATGTCAACCTCACCCGAACGGTATGCAAGGTCTATCATTCCTTTATCACTTTGCCCCTGCGTTTACCATTCGCAGGGAGTGGACTATCTCTTCTGCCTCTCGGCAGCCATGCACTTCGAGCAGCAACTCATCTTCTGCCCTACACCGCTACATTCATCACGGTTAGTCTCTACACTACATACCAAACCTTATTGCCTCTAACTTTACGGTTCTTTTTAAGAGCTTTTGTAACTGTTGATGCGTGCAGTCCGAAAAATTCTGCACAAGCATTAACGCTCTCAAACGGTTCGTCAAAGCCTTCACAGCCGATTTTCTTTTTATGCCCTGCGTTTGTCTGAGGAATTGTTTCGTGCCTTTTTAGAATGCCGGCAGCTATTTTTGCCTTAACCTCATCTGGCATTTTTCTCCCTGTGAGCTTTCTGCTTATTTTAGCCCTTGTTTCAGGACTGACGATATGCCCGTCATATATTGTATTGTATTGCGGTTTCAGCTTCGCAATATATTGTTTTTCCCGTTCGTTTAACAGCTCTTCGTTGCATTCTTCCAGCACTTCAAAAGCAAATCCGTCCTTGCCATAAGTGTCTATATCATTTTGAAACTCTACAGAGTGTTCCGCTCCATAGCTTTTGTCAAAGTGCTGTTTCCAACGCTTTTCTATATGCTTGCTTCTACCGATATAAAATTTAGCATTATTAAGGTTTGTTATTTTATATATCCCTGTCATCGTTACTCCTTTCTGACAGGTCTGGTATATAGCACGGTATTACCCTTTTGATTGGAGGGGTTCACCGTTAGCACCTATAACAATAGGCACACCCCTGAGTAATAGGGTTCACACAGTTTTAATTGAGCCTAAAGAATTAACCCAATCTGAAATTGTACCTCCAATGTTCCCTTGTTCTTGAACGGGATCAGATAAGCCTGTCCCAGCGGAGTGTTCGGTTCAAGACCGAGCTGTGCTGCCTGCATCATTGCTGCAAGGAATGACTTTGGCGTACATTCCGGCAGCTTCGGAGTGTTTGATACTGCTGAGAGTATCATTCTTGTAAACCTCTCAGGTGTCAGCACTGACGGCAGCGCTTTTTTGATTTCGGGCTCCATAATCTTTATGTAGTCCTTAAGTGTTTTCTGAGGCTTATCTACCTTTGCCTCTTTTGCTTTGCTGATTGCGTTTGTCATTTTGTTTCTCCTTTCTTATTCACTCTGAGTACTCTTGACTCAGCAGTTTTTTTATACCTCTCAAACCCCATGTTGGGATAGTCTTTAAGCAGCGCCTTGTAATCAAAGCTTGTCCTGCTCTGGTTCTTAAACGACACTGAATAATCGCCGTAACGTCCTTTCTCAGCCGTTTTCATAAATACTTTGATGTTCTGCTCCTGCGCATTCTTAAGCTCTGTCAGCTCCTTAATCTGAGCCTTGAGGGCTGTAAGCTGTTCAAGAGTTCCGGATATGAGCCCAAGGTCTATTTCGCTTCCGTCACTTTCAGAGTATATTTCCCCGATTGCCTCACCTGTGGCATCGCTTCCGTCAACCGGAGGCTCTGTTTTATTCTCCACATAGCTCCAGAACTCCTTTTCCATGTCGGCAAGGTCTTCAAGGTCTCTTTCTGTTATCTGCACGAGGCTGTCACACCATTCGGGCTTTTCCATTGCCTCATCAAGTGTGATGCAGAATATGTAGAAGTTCCTGTTACCGGACAGCGCTGCAAGATACCATGTATCTCTTTCTGTCACCATCATGTAGTGCGCGCACTGGAAGAACCACATGCCCGGCATCTCGGAATTTCTGAACTTGGCTGCATTCTCAAAGCTGTTTGTGGTTTTGATTTCAAGCCCGGCATTGCCGCCTACTATAAATCTGTCAACATTGGCGCACGCCCATGGGTAGTCATCGTTAAACCATGTATAATTGCTTTTCTGTACTTTAAGCCCCGACATCTTTGTGAAGTACTTTGCAACGAAGTCCTCTAAGTAGCTTCCTACTTCCGTCACGAGGTTTCCTTCAAATTCCGGCATCTTGTCTGTTTTCTTAGCCCATAAGCTGTACGGGCTCTCATACGGATTCTGTCCGCAGGCTGCAGCTGCGTCCGATCCGCCGAGGTATTCATGTCTTAATGCAAGCCATGTCTGCCTGTCTCCTGCTTTGTATTTGCTTATCATGTTTCTCCTATCTGCCACTGAAATAATGGTCTTTGTGTTTTAGTATCGGAGTGCCAAAGTTGTGATAACACCCCTCTCTGAAATATAGAATGTCACTGTTGCTTCTCTGCTCCAGTTCCGCCGTTACAGCCTCGAATGTCTCCTGCGATATGTCAACTTCATATATGCTGCCGTTTGCAACAACGTCAAACTGGTTTTTCTGGTTGATTACGCCCTCGATACTGTCCGGAAAGCCTTTTGCCTCGACCCTGTTTAATATCACACAGGTCACAAGCCTTTTGCCTTTGTAGCCCTGATTGGCAGCTTCTGCTTCCACACACGCCGCCAGATATTCAAGGCTGTCATAATATTCTTCCGCCTGCACTTCTTCCTTTGTCAGGACCTTTACAGGCTCTGCCTCAGGGAAGGCACTGAGTCTGCACCGCCAGTTCGTTGTAAAACTCCTGCGTTGCTATCTCATCTTCCATGTCGGCCTTGCCCATTATCCCTACAAACAGGATAAATGCCGACAGGATCAATGCCCTTACTGTTATCTTTAATAATCTTGTCTTCATGTCTTATGTATCCTCTCTTATCAACAAATCTCTTGTTTCTTTCCCTGACTTTGCGAACAAAAGGCTTAGTCAGGTCTTTCGGCTTGGCTGCTTCTCTCTGTTCCTTTCGCAGCTGCCTGTACTTCTTTTTAGCTCTGCCCATATCAGCTCTGGTTCAGCATACTGGTCGCTATATCCGGTATGAAATACCTCTTGTTGATTGCCTGCATATCGCGCAGATAGCGATCAACCTTGTGCGGATCCTTATATCCCATATACGCCATGAGCTGTTGTCTTGTCATAAATCCGCTGCCGCCGCTGAATGTTTTCATATCTCTTATAAGTTCCTGTTTTGTCATTGTCATGCTCCTTTCTGTGTGGTATAATTAGGTATACGATTTGTTTATCGTATCCTTTCGGTTTGGAAGTCCGGAGCTCAGGCTTCGGGCTTTCTTCGTAAATACGATCGCCTGTCTGCATAATCGCCGTACCCGTCAAACAGCGACTTCTTTGTGTGCAGCCACAGGCCTTTTTTCCACTGCCAGAACAGGTCACAGGCATTTCTCATCTGATCGCCTGTGAAGCGCTGCGGCTCTGCAAGCTCTCTTGTCGATGCCGCCCATACGTTCGGCATTATGAAATTCTTTCTCATCAGTAATCACACCTCCCTTCTAAGATGTTCATATATTCCGCTGCCTTTGCAGCGTCCTTGTATGTCTTGTACCGTCCTGCGGAATACTCTCTGTTGCTGAGGCAGTCCTGCTCATCTAAATCGATAAGCCTGTATACTCTAAACTTTTCCTCATTCGCAGGCTCCATTGTTACTTTCCATTTGTTCATATTGTTCATGTGTAGCTCCTATGCTTGACAATGTTCCCCGCTCCCCATACCATTGATGTGTGCAGATCAGATATGAAAGGAGGTGAATAGTTTGTCAAATGAATTTTTTCCTAAAAACAAGCACGAGGCTTTAGCTTTTCTGTATCTTAAGAATCAAGACCTGTCAGGCAAGACCCCTGAACAGATTTTTGACATTTTTGAAAATGTACTTAAAAGCTTAATTGCCTATTCCAAAACTAAGAATTATCGCGACTAATATCGCTATGCCGCTAAAGATAAGCGGATAGTAAAGTGTGCGGTATAGCTTACTTAACGCGCTTATCAGGTGCGGCATATCACCTATGTATATCGATTTTGCTTCAACGTCTTTCAGGGCAGCTTCAATTGCCTTATTCAGTTTCTTAAACATTCTCATTCTCCTTTCTTAAAAAACTGCTTCGATTTCCTCGTAGTTTTCATCTACGAGGAATAGGCTTAGTACGCTATGCCCTTCCTCTTCTAATGCCCATGCTTCTTCCTTCGCCTCTTCGGCATTGTCTGCAAAAATGATTTCAAAATTGTCATTCTCAATTTCAGCTTTGTAAATGTTCATTTGTTTACTCCTTTCGTGTCTAACAAGTTAGACACATCAGCCAAAAAAATATCCGAGATATCAACATCAAGAGCTTCAGCGATCTTGAAAAGCGTGTCAGTGCTTGTATTAGTTCTGGCACCACTTTCTAAACCCGCAATAATAGCCCTCGAAACGCCCGACATCTCGGATAATTTCTCTTGTGTAATGTCTTTTTTTAATCGTAATGATTTGATACCAAACATTTTTGACTCCTTTCTTTTGTTCATTGTGTTAAACAGAGTCTAACACAATAGACAAGGCGTGTCAAGTATTTTTTGTCTAAAATGTTTGACATGTTGATTGTGAGATTGTATAATATGTTAAACTAATATATTGAGGAGGTGTTCTAAATGCCAACATTAGGAGAAATAATAAAGGCATACCGCTCAGAACATGATATGAGTATGGATGATTTTGCAAAAGCAAGTGGAATAAGCAAGGCGTATATTTCGGTACTCGAAAAAAACAAACGTCCCGGTTCGGATAAGCCTGTGCAACCGTCTGTAAAGTGTGTACTTCAAGCTGCCAAAGCAATGGGAGTGGACGGTGTCAGTCTTATGTTCGCCATTTCCAAAGATGAACTCGGTGCCGACATAGACTCTTGCAAGTATGTTGCCGAAGAGGACCGAGAGATAGTTAGATGGGCTATGAAAAATAATTTGACACAGGCAGAAGAGCTTCCTGACGAAATACAGGCTCTGAATACACTGCTGCGCCAGTACAAGTGTTATATAGTTAAGGTCAAAAAAGGGGAGTATGGGCTCTCTTATAAAGACGGCGTTGTTTCTTTGAGTGATGACGACCTCTCCGAAATAATCGGGAGCACATCAAAGCACTTGGATATGGTCGTCTACAATGTAGTGCACAGAATTTTAGAAAAGAAAGGAGAGTAAGGTATGAGCTACCATAGAAAACACGTTGAAACTGATTCGGTGCCAATAGAGATGCCAGAAATTTATAAGTCTGATGAAAAAGATGCAAAAACAAAAACACCGCCCCTGAATTGGTTCTGGTTTTATAAAAACATTGTCCTTGGTTTTGCGTGCTTGTGGGGCATCTTTGACATTGTGGTTTGCGTACAAATGGTTTTATCCCTTGGATACGATGTGAACTACTCTTTTTATATATTTATATGTGCTTTTTTGTTTTCAGCAGCTTCATTAACTGCCAACATATATCTGTTGATTAACTTGCGAAAATTCAAACCGCTTGCTTACAAAATAAATATGATTGTCCTTATTGCTAACGCCGTCTTTGTTAGTATCGATTACGATTATGACTACTCACAACAGTACATTACAAGCAAATTTATTAGCTCCGCCATATTTGCAATTCTTAATATAATCTATTTTGAAAAGCGCAGACACTTATTTATCCACGATTGCGATATGTCAAAGCGTGGCAAAAGAACTGTTTTGCTGTCATTCGTAGCTGCTGTTCTTGCTATGTTCGTATGCTTTTTGTATGTCGCAAATATTTAACCTTTGTCGAAATAAGAAGGACGGTGTGAAGGATGAATAATCATGCTAACAGCGAAAAGCAGCTGTCGATTGACGATATATAAAAAGTGGTTCGGATAGATTGGTGGAAGAAGCATAAATGAATGATATTGATGGAGGTTATTATGGCTAAATATAATATTTACTGTGATGAAAGTTGTCATCTGAGACATGACAATAACAGCATCATGTCTTTAGGCGGAATAGTATGTAATGCAGAGCTTGCATCACAGGCCAATCGAGACATATTAGATATCAAGGCAAGGCACGGACTAAAAGCCGAGTGCGAACTTAAATGGACTAAAATATCACCCTCAAACGAACCTGTATATGCTGAGGTGATAGATTATTTTTTTAACAACCCACAGCTTTCTTTTAGAGGCTATGTTGCCAGAGGAAAAAATGAATTATCTTTTAATACTGATAATGAATATAATGATTGGTATTATAAAATTTATTATAGAATGTTAGAATTCATTTTAGATACGAAACGCAATGATTTTTTCAATATCTATATTGATATAAAAGATACAATAGGATTCGAAAAGGTTGCTAAATTAAGCAACTATTTGAACAATCATTATCACAAAGAAATTGTGTCAAATGCCCAACTTGTAAAATCAGATCATATAGCGCTGCTCCAGCTTGCTGACATATTGATAGGCGCCTTGTCTTACAAGCACCGAGAATTAGAAACAAGTCCAGCAAAATTAAATATAATAAACAGAATTGAAAAAAAATCCGGTCAAAAGCTGTTACTGACAGTGCCCCTGCGATATCAAAAAGTCAATTGGTTTGTTTGGGTGCCTGAAGAGTGGAGGTAAATATGTTGAATGAAACTGAAAGCTTATTATCAAGACCCGTGATATATGATGGTCATTCCTTTTCCGAACAATTGCAGCAAGCTATGGACTGTTTTTGTAACTCCTTTTTGAAGAAAGAAGTAAAGCCGTTGTACAATAATAAGAAAATCTTTTTTGACATGAAAAAAGAATACAAAGCCTTTGCTTTTTCTTATCCTGAAAGATTTTTACATATTGTTTCCATAGACGATAATGAGAAATACGATTTATTTCCTTGTAGTAATGATATCTCGTATGAAAACTGCACAAATCTATGCGAACCACCTTCAGACCTTATTATGTTCTCTGCTTTAGATAGGTGGGAGTGCCAATACAGACTTTCTCGTATTCATTGGATAAAAGAAGTTATAGAATTAGCAAACAACGGTAACAGAGATATTTCTGAATGGGAAGAGCGAGAATATAGTAACAGAGGATATTACAACAAACGACTCATACGCTATAACTGCGGTATGGATGATTATCTCATTGTACTTAAAGACAGAGGGAAAGATTACTTGTTTATCACAGCTTATCCGCTACTACTAAAGAGAGCTAAAACAAGATGTGATAAAAATTACAGTGCATTTTTATCACAAAATAAAAAGGCTGGAAATCCATAAGAAACCCAGCTGGCTCCTTCTACACTTGGCAGATGAGCTACTATTAGTATACGCCGCGCGTAAAGAAAAATCAATATAAATTCAAAAAAATATTTAATGTTTTGTTGACTTTTTTCCTGAAAGGGTGCTATTATTGGAGTGGATATATTATAGTGAACGTACTCCGGTGACCTTCGGGCCCGGGGTCTTTTTTATCGCAAAACAAAAAACGCACTGCATTTGCAGAACGTCTTTGGGCACTCCTTCTGCACTCGGCAGATGAGCTGCAGATTAGATTGGCTGAGACAACAGCCAGTCATCAAATTGTAAAACCGCCCCCGCCTTTTCAGCATGCCGGCAAGGACGGTTGGAGCGCAACAGTTATATAACTGTTATTGGCTCTCGGTGTTAACATTGTACCATGTGTAGCTCCAAAAAGTCAAATACGGGGTTTTTATACCCACTTTTAGGAGGAGAATACAATGCCAAGAAAAAAAGGAACTGTTACAAAATCTTTCAGCTTTGATGGCAAAAGATACTATGTAACAGGCAAAAACGAAAAAGAAGCCATAATAAATATGGCGAACAAACTGCGTGATCTTGAAGAAGGGAGGGTTATAATATCTAACACAACAAAAGTTAGCGACTGGGCATACAGGGCTGTAGATACATACAAGACCAGCCAAGCGGAAATTACAAAAAGCACTTTTATCAGAGCCATGAAGCACTGTGTTCTTGAACATATCGGCAACATGCAGCTTAAGCAGGTCAAGCCATTGCACTGTCAGCAAATTATCAATATGCAGGCCGGCAACTCAAAAGCCTATATCAATCAGGTATATCAGATACTGAATTTCATTTTCAGAACAGCTGTTGAAAATGGGCTGATTCCGAAAAACCCGGCCGAAAAAATAACACGTCCTTACGGCACCAAGACTTACCGGAGAGCTATTACCGAAAAAGAAAGGCATCACTTGATTAAGGTATGTGAAGCAGATGATAGGTTTATATTGTTTCTGCTGATGCTTTATTGCGGGTGTCGCCCGTCCGAGGCGAGAGAAGTTAAAGGCTCGGACATAAAACTGATGGAGGGACAGCCTGTGCTGCACATCCGAGGGACTAAGACTGTTAACGCCGACAGACTTGTACCGATTCCGGATGTCTTGTATCAGCGCATACAGGGTGCGCCCAAGTTCGACTATCTGTGCACCACCGGAGCAGGCAGGAAGTACAACCAGAACTCTTACCGTAGACTCTGTGAAAGGCTGTACAGGGAGCTGAACATATCTATGGGTTGCAAATTGTATAGGAACCAGCTCGTCCCGCCTTACCCGCTGGCGGACGATTTTGTGCCGTATGATTTAAGACATACCTACTGTACCGACCTGCAGAAAAAGGGAGTTGACATCAGAACTGCGCAGTATCTGATGGGCCACAGCGACATTTCGCTGACTGCGAATATTTATACACACGCAGACAACTCCACAATTCTGGAGGCGGCAAAAATAATAAACGGTACAACAGGTACAACAGTAGGTACAACACCAAATAGCACTAAAACGCACCAAAACATGATATAAATTTACAGTTACTGTAAATTTATATGTGAAACATAAGACGCCGAAAGCATTGAAATTTCAGTGCTTTCAAGCGTTTTACACATGGAGCTGATGAGGGGTCTCGAACCCCTGAACCTGCGCGTTACGAACGCAAATTCAAACGGCTGAATTTCAACCTTTTGGAGTTATGGTACAACATTAGGTACAACATGGTAAGCGCCCTTTCCGTTGATTTATAACAACGTTAAGGGCGTTTCTAAATTAGAAAGGAAAAATTAATCTGTCAGTTGTTTTCTCAGTGCTTTCCACTTGCTTGCAGTCAGATATCCTCCCGGACAGGACTTGCCTGTCACATCATAATGTCTGATTACCCGGCTGTCCGGTATGTCATATTTGGCCTGCAGATACTTCACGAGTGTTCTTGCCTTGGTTATGGCTTTCGGGTCCACGATCAGCTTGCCGTTCTTCTTTATGCAGCACAGCTCTATTGATATGCTGTTTGCATTCTTGCACTTGTTGCCGTATGTGGAGCCCTTGCTCCCCTGCGAGAACGCTCCGCCACCTACAGCCCATGCTGCGTTACTGTCGGCTACGGACTGATAGATATAGTTGGCATCTACAAAGTAGTGCGCTGAGGCATTTCTGTTTCCGTTGGCAAAATATGTTGCATTGTTCTTAGCAGTTGATACTGCTCCTACCCAGTGGATAACTATGTAGTCAATACTTCTGTTCTTATATACAGTGTGGTTGTATTTTGATATCTTCTTATAAATTTTCGGTGCCATCGTCTGCCTCCTTGTCTTCCGGATCGCGCCTGTCGGTTAATGCTTCTGCTGCTTCAATCAGCGACAGTCCTGACTGCATTGCTTCCTTTACGTTATCAGCCGATACTGCTGCGTGAGAAAATGAGTTATTCTTCCACCAGCTCCATACGGTTACGACTACCATGTATACTGCAGATACTATTTCATAGATGCTGCTCTCGTCGATGTCCAGCGGATTCCAGCCTATCAGTACGCAGATTGTGTTGATGATGCCTATTAGCAGCATGATAGTTCTTACGATTGTTTCTTTCTTCATTTTTTTCCTCCTTACTTATGCGCCTGCTGATTCAGGTACTTATCCAGTTTATCCTTTGCCACAGGCACTGTATGATTTGCTCCAAGCTGCTGCAGCCCGTCAAGGCAGGCAGACAGCGCAAAGCATATCAGAGTGTTTTCTTCTTTGATTTTTGCAATGTCCTTGTCTTGGTTTTCCTGCTTTAAGTACCACTTATATGCAGCGAAAAGCACACCGAGTATGGTTAT